GCAAGCCCGCAAAGAAATCGAAAGCCATATGCGCTTATACGGGCGTCCTGGGCTTTATGATGATTGGGTAAAATTTCAGGCCCAAGAGCGGGTTCGTAAACGGGAAGAAGCTGAAGAGCAAGCCAAAGCCAGAGCATTCCTGATGGAAATATTTCAGTGGTTCATAGTCATAGCAATCGTCCTAGGTGGATGCTCTGGGCTAATATGGTGGGCTTGGATCACAAGTGGCAGGTGAAACACTCATAAGTCATTTCCCCCTGCCTTCGATGCCCTTCCAGACGCATGTGAATGTGATCTTTGAGAGGGGCACAGGTGAGCAGGTTGAGAAGAAAGCTAGGTCGGGTGAAGCTGGTTCAGTTGAGCCGATAGATGAGAACACCCCTGTCGAGAACTTGAAGTTAGTTGATCAAAGATATGCATACCATCCTGATCCAAACAAGCTGCGGATGCCAGATGGTCAGATAGTAGATTTCGTGGTGGCGTAATGGCGAAGATTGATAAGTCTAAGATGAAATGCAACAAGCCCCGCCGCACACCAGACGGGCCTAAGAAGTTTGTTGTTAAGGCATGTGAGGGTGGTACGGAGAAAGTAATTCGCTACGGCGACCCCAAGATGACCATTAAGAAGAGCAACCCTAAACGCCGTAAATCCTTCCGTGCCCGCCACAAGTGCAGCACGGCTAAATCTAAACTAACGGCCCGTTATTGGTCATGTAAGAATTGGTGATCCTATGTCTCTGTTAAAAAATATGAATGCTCGCAAGAAAGCTGGAACTTCACGTTCCAAGGGTAAAAGCACGATTAGTGATAAAACCTATAAGGACTTGAAAGCGGGTAAAATGAATAAAGGCGGTACGGCTGTTAAAAAGGCCAAACGAAAATGACTGAAGACCGCCTCACACGCATTGAGGACAAATTGGATAAACTTTCAAACGCAGTCGTAACCCTCGCCAGAATGGAAGAGCGTATGATTACCGTTTTTAAGCGTATGGATCACATTGATGATCAGCAAAAAGCCATGTGGGATAGGATCGTTAAGCTGGATCAGCTTACTGCATCCAGAGGCCACAAGTTACAATTCTTTGAACGTATTTGGTGGATTGTATTCACGGCGTCTATAGGAGCCTGTTTCGTTTACATGAGGACGCTAGGATGAGCAGCATAGAAAAAGAATATTCAGAAAAGCAGCAAGCTTTCCTAGACTGTCTTATGGGCGAGGCCCAGGGCAATATCCGTAATGCAATGAACATTGCAGGGTACGCATCCACAACAAAATTATCGGATGTAGTTAATCCGTTAAAGGATGAAATCGTAGAACGGGCATCCCTGATGCTGGCTATGAACGCACCTAAAGCGGCGTATGGAATTATTAACGTATTGGAAGATCCTAGTTCCCTGGGGGCAAGGAACGCTATTTCAGCGGCACGGGAAGTATTAGATCGATCTGGCTTGGTGAAGAAAGAACAAATCGAAGTAAGTAACACAGGTGGCGGCATGTTTATCTTACCGCCAAAGCAGGATGTGGCAGAATAAACAACGTATAAATGTTACCGCCAAACTTCCCTATGCCTACAAAGAAAGCCCTGATGATCCTCTATTAGCTATTCCTGATCCAGAAATGGTTAAGTGGGTAGAAGAAGCCCTAGATGGTTTAGAGGAAGGTCACTCAAGTCGCAGGGTATCTGATTGGTTAACAGAGAAGACAGGTGTGAAGATAAGCCATCAAGGCATTATCAACATCTGGAAAGAGCGTAGACCTAATTCAAAGCGTCAGAAGTCTTTAGCTAAAAAGCGTAGAAAGACCCGCCCTAAGACGCATGAAGAGAAGACATTAGCTGCGGTTAAGCGGAAGAAGTCAGATGCCAAGCGTGTTCTGACAATGACCGAAAAGAAGCTGGCTAAACTTGAAGGTACGGATGAAGAGAAAACAGCATCTGAAACACTCGATTTTGGCTCCATTGCCTCACAAAAACAAACCCAAGAAGTCGTATTCGCACCCAATCCAGGGCCGCAGACAGACTTCCTTGCAGCACCAGAAAGAGAAGTGTTATTCGGAGGCGCAGCGGGAGGAGGAAAAAGTTTTGCTCTACTCGCAGATCCCCTGCGCTATTTTTCAAATCCTGCATTCAGTGGACTCATCCTTCGCCGTACAAACGACGAACTGCGTGAGTTGGTTTTTAAATCACAAGAACTATACCCGAAAGCGTACCCAGGAGCGAAATGGCAGGAGAAGAAGAGCCAGTGGACGTTCCCTAGCGGAGCAAGACTATGGATGACATATCTTGAGCGTGACGAAGATGTTATGCGTTACCAAGGGCAGTCCTTCTCCTATATTGCGGTAGACGAACTAACCCAATATTCCACACCATATTCGTTCAATTATCTAAGATCTCGCTTACGGACTACAGACCCTGACCTGCCTACTTATATGAGGGCAACTACAAACCCAGGTGGCCCTGGGCATCAATGGGTCAAGAAGATGTTTATTGATCCTGCTCCTGCGAACAAAAAGTTTGTGGCTCAAGATCTCGAAACAGGCAAACCACTTGTGTACCCTGATACACACGAAAAAGCTGGTGAACCTTTATTTTACCGCAAGTTTATTCCTGCAAGCTTATATGACAATCCGTACCTCACAGAAGACGGTGCGTATGAAGCCAACCTTTTATCTCTACCAGAGAACCAAAGGCGGCAATTATTAGAAGGCGATTGGGCAGTAGCAGATGGTGCTGCGTTCCCTGAGTTTAAACAGTCAGTTCATGTCGTAGAACCCTTCGATATACCTGATGAGTGGGTAAGATTTAGATCAGCGGATTACGGATATAGTTCGTGGAGTGCAGTACACTGGTTCGCAATAGACCCTGCCTATGAAACTCTGATCGTTTATCGTGAATTATATCTCAGTAAGCACACAGGTAAGGATCTAGCAGCGGCTGTAATGGAAGCCGAAATGGGCGACAGGATCAGCTACGGTATCCTAGATAGTTCATGCTGGCATAACAGAGGGCAGATAGGCCCGTCTATTGCAGAAGAAATGATTAACATGGGATGCAGATGGCGTCCTAGTGATCGATCCGCAGGAGCAAGGGTAGCTGGAAAGAACCAATTCCATCAACGGCTAAAAGTGGATGACGTTACAGAGCAACCAGGATTAGTTTTCTTCAATACTTGCAGACAAATTATTGCAGATCTCCCGTCTATACCGTCTGACCCAAAAGGTTCTGATGATATTGACCCCAGATATGCACAAGACCACGCCTACGACAGTGTTCGGTACGGATTAATGAGCAGACCAAGGGCGTTTTCACCTTTCGACATGGGTAGAGGCGTACCGCAAACCCCCTACCGACCCGCAGATTCAGCATTTGGATATTAAAATATGGCTTTAATGGACAGACCAGAAGATTCTAACCCTGAAGAGGCTACCGAAACTGATCGTGTGGTGGCTTTAGAAGAAGACGGTGACGTAGAACAGGAGAATACAGAGTATTCTGGCGTTTTTTCTTTCATCGAAGGTCAGTTTCGGCGGTCTAAAGAGCATAGACGCACCGACGAAGACCGTTGGCTAACCGCATATCGTAATTATCGTGGTATATACGGGTCTGATGTACAGTTTACGGACACTGAAAAGTCTCAAGCGTTCATTAAAATCACTAAAACTAAGGTACTGGCTGCATATGCACAGGTTGTGGACGTACTTTTTGCTGGCGGTAAGTATCCGCTAGGCATTGAACAGCGTAAATTTCCTAATAACGTAGCAGATGCGGTACATTATGATCCTAATTCCCTGACAACGGAAAAAGTTAAGGAAAAAACGGGCGTAGACTACACTGTACCCCGTAATATCGTGCGCCCAGAGATTGCTAAAGAGTTAGGCGTATATACAGACAAGCTAAAACCTATCGAAGACGAACTTGAGGCGGGTGCAGGTACAAATCCTGGTTCTATTACGTTTGAACCTGCTAAAGTTGCCGCTCAGAAGATGGAAAAGCGTATGCATGACCAGCTTGAGGAATCTCAGGCATCTAAACACTTACGTTCTATGGCATTTGAGTGTGCATTGCTGGGTCACGGTCTAATTAAAGGCCCTTTTGCCCACGATAAGGAATATCCACGGTGGACTGAAGAGGGTGAGTACGATCCTCTCTTTGAAACCATCCCAAAAGTAGAATTTGTTAGTATTTGGGATTTCTTTCCTGATCCCGACGCCAGAAACATGGCAGAAGCTGAGTATACGGTACAACGTCATCGTTTAAACCGTTCACAGATGCGTGGATTGAAGAAACGTCCACATTTTCGGGAAGAAAGCATTGAATTAGCCATTGATTATGGCCCCAGCTACACCAGAGAGTACTGGGAAGATGCATTAGAGGATAATGCTAGTTCAGATCAGATAGATCGCTACGAAGTATTAGAATATTGGGGTATTATGGATGCTGAATTGGCTGAAGAGGCTGATTTAGATATACCAGAAGAATATGAAGATCAGGACGAAATACAGGTCAATATATGGGTCTGTAACGGTCAAATCCTGCGTTTAGTGCTAAATCCGTTCACACCAAGCCGTATTCCCTATCACGCAGTACCGTATGAGTTGAATCCATACTCATTCTTCGGAATTGGTGTTGCAGAGAATATGGAAGATACCCAATTGTTAATGAACGGTTTTTACAGGATGGCGATAGATAATGGTGCGTTATCAGGTAACCTTCTGATTGAAATTGACGAAACAAATTTGGTTCCTGGTCAGGATCTAAGCGTGTACCCTGGCAAGGTGTTTAGACGCCAAGCGGGCGCACCAGGACAGGCCATCTTCGGAACCAAGTTCCCTAACGTCAGCCAAGAACTAATGATGATGTTTGATAAGTCACGTCAGCTTGCTGATGAGGCTACAGGTATCCCTAGTTACTCTCACGGTACTACAGGAGTGATGGGCGTAGGCCGTACAGCTTCTGGTATGAGTATGCTGATGGGTGCAGCACAGGCTAACATCAAAGCAGTGGTGCGAAACATCGATGACTACTTACTTTCTCCGTTAGGTAAGGCGTTATTCAGTTTTAACATGCAATTTAATTTTAGTAAGGAATTTGTCGGAGATCTGGAAGTTATAGCAAAAGGTACGGAAAGCCTGATGCGTAATGAAATCCGCAGTCAGCGTCTGCTACAGTTTATGCAGATGACGCAGAACCAACAGATGGCCCCATTTGTTAAATACGACTACGTTCTGCGTGAGTTGGCAGCTTCGATGGATCTAGATGAAGACAAGATCCTAAACGATCAACGTGAGGCCATTATACAGGCTAAGATGATGGCAGAGATCCAAGCGATGATGCCACAGCCTGAAGGCCCGCCAGCACCCGCAGAAGGTGGCCCACCTAACCCAGAAGATCCCACAGGTACAGGCGGCGGTAATATAGCCCCAGGAGCAGCCCCAGAGCCAGGAGCAGAAGGCTTCACAGGCGAAGGTGGTGGAGCAAATGGTGGGCAACAAGCAGCACCGCCTAACGCAGCACCACAGGGGCCTGTACAATAATGGATAAACAGTTCTGCAAATCAATGCTCCTGTTGGTGAACACCCCCACCTACATGGATCTATTGCATGAGTATGTCTCTGTACGGATAGCAGCTTATCACCAGCAATTAGAAAACACGAAGGATCATCAGCGTGTCTTGGAAATACAGGGCGCTATTGCGGAACTACGTCGATTTAAGACGTTGCGGGATGAAATGATTAAGGGTGCAGAATAGTGGCAAGCATTAGCAAGGTAAAAGGCGTTAAGACCCGCAACGGCAAGCCTATCTGGGTTGATGAACTTAATTATGGCGAAGAGTATTCTGAGAAGACCGAAAGCTATGATTACGGCGATGGGTATCTAGTTACGCCCACTATCAATCCTGAAACAGGTGACCGTTACGACATAGATATGTTGATGGATCATTATAAAGAAAACGGCCCCTATGACCTTTATACGGGGGAAAAGTTACCTGTTTTTGACTCCATAAAAGACGCTGATGAATATTCAAAGTGGCGTTCTGATAATTTATTGAATTTCGATTTGTCAGACCAAGAATTTTATACAGGTGAAAGCGGGTACTATTCCAAGCAAGACGGGTCAGAGGAAACTTGGGATGACCGAAAGCAGGACGCTATCGATACCTTAGCAAACGCACGGGATGGTGTTTATGGCTTCTTAGGTATCCCCCTAGATGACGATGAAGAACCCGAAATGGCGCTGGGCGGTCTAGCAGTATCCCGCAAAGGTATTAAAACTCAGGAAGGCTTAGATATGGCTAATAATAGATTTCAACTAGATCAGAAAAAAGCCGACTTGGATAAAGACGGTAAGCTTAGTGATTACGAAGAAGCCCGTGGAGAGGCTGTTCAGAAAGCTAACGTGGATGATCCAGAGAACGATGAAAAGATGCAGATGTATCACGGTGGAATGCCATGCGATTGCGGCGGTGACTGTGATGGTTCCTGCGGCGGCATGATGTCTGACCCCGTGTCAGGTAACCCTATTCCCGTTGGTTCCAGCGCAGAGAATGTACGGGATGATATCGAAGCAATGATTAGCGAAGGTGAATACGTTCTACCCGCTAACGTGGTCAAATGGCATGGACTTAAACATATCATGGATATGCAAGCAGAGGCTGAAATGGGCCTCATGGGCATGTTTGATATGGGTCTTATTCAATACGCAGGTGAAGAGGAAGCTGAAGAGCCTGAAGAGGTTACTGAGGCAGAAGACGATATTCCTGAAGAGGATGTCGATATCGAAGTCGCCGCCGTAGAGGTGGATGACATGATGGATGATGATGAGGAAGTCGAGGAGGTCTACCCCACTACATCTAAACTACCAGGCATGATCAAAAAACAAAAAATGGTGATCATGTCCTAACGGGCTACCCGCCAAAGAGCGGCCCCCAATGAGGCAAAAATGGCAAAATATAGACGTGTAGAAGAAGACGATAACGGTCTTACATATTCGGAAGAATTAGCACAACAGCAACAGGCACAAGCAGGTGGCCCAGAGCCAACTGACGCTGAAGATGCTACCTACAAAAAACGGTATGGTGATCTTCGTCGGCACTCTCATCAACTCTTGCAACAGAAAGATCAAGAAGTTGCACAGATGAAGGCGCAGCTTGAAAAAGCGGCAAAGGGCCAGATCCGATTCCCTAAGACGGATGAAGAGATTGATCAGTGGTCTAAGAAGTACCCAGATGTTGCAAAGATCGTGGACACGATTGCTAGGAAACGTGCAGGAGAGGCACTGGCTGAAGGCGAGAAGCGGATGGCTGGATTACGACAGCTTGAAACTAAACTCACCCGAAAAGAAGCAGAGCAACAGCTTGTACAGCTTCATCCAGACTTTAATCAGATTAGGCAAGACCCGTCCTTCCATGAATGGGTTTCTATGCAGCCAAAGTATATTCAGGATGCCTTATATAAGAATAACACCAATGCAAATGAAGCAGCCCGTGCTATTGACTTATATAAAGCCGATACAGGCAAGCGTAAGACTAAGAGCAGGTCGGCTGCACAGGCAGTAGGACGTACCTCTAGTTCTACACCTAGTACCAACCAACGTGCTGCATTTTCTGAAAGTCAAATTGAGTCCATGACAGACTCAGAGTTTTCTAAAAACGAAGAGGCTATTAAAGAAGCGGTTCGTACAGGAAGCTTTAACTATGATTTAACAGGCGCAGCTAGATAGCTTGCAATGTAAATAGTTAAGTGCTATAATAAACGTGAGTAGCAGGACAATAACTGCTACCCACAACTCTTTGAAGATACGTTTGTAAGTAGACATATCTTCTGAGAGTTGATCTCTCAAATCACAGAATAGAGCCACCACACGGTCTACCTCTAGTTCTGCCTATTCCCAAGAATTCTGACGTTTAGTCCACCAGTGTGGTGAGGCCCGTCTGCTTATTAGCTGCAACTAATCAGGCAATCGCACCCTCATATATCACTGCCACCAAATTGTCCTCTTCGGGGTTTGTTCGGGCATTTCGCCCTGCCATTCCAAAAGGAGTACATCTAATGGCATTCGCAAAAGCATCAGGTTATACCAACCTGAACACAGGCGGCTTCTCGCCTATCCTTTACAGTAAAAAAGCCCAGCTTGCTTTCCGCAAGAGTTCAGTGGTGGAAGCTGTAACTAATACTGATTACAGCGGTGAGATTGCCTCACACGGTGACTCAGTGAAAATTATCCGTGAGCCTTCGATCACTATCAACGCTCTTGAGCGTGGTACTGCGCTGGCAACACAGGATTTAACCGACACCGATTTCACGATGGTTGTAGATAAAGCCAATTATTTCCAATTTACTTTGGCAGATATCGAACAGGCGCATTCGCATATTAATTTCATGGACTTAGCATCTGATCGTGCTGGTTATGATCTTCGTGATGCGTTTGATGCGGAAGTTTTGGGTTACATGTCTGGTTGGAAAACACCAGGTTCATGGGCACGAAATACAACCACATCTGGTACGAAAGCAAATACTGCCGCTGGTACTGATGAATTGCTGGCAGCAAACAAGCTGGACATCGTAGATTTTGGTGGTTCTGAATTGAACAGTGGTGGCGAAGTAACGTCTATTCCAATCGCCGCTGGCGGTGGAGCAGGTGCTATCACTTCACCATTGGCAATTATGAACCGTATCAATCGTATGATGGATCAGGCCAATGTTGCGACTGATGGTCGTTACTGTGTAATTGATCCAGTGATGGCAGAAGTCTTGATGGATGAGGATTCAAAACTCATCAATGCAGACTTTGGTGGTTCTTCAGAGATCCGCAACGGTCAGCTTCCAGCTAAGATCCGTAACTTCACTATCTATGTATCTAACAACTTGCCTTACTTAGGCAACGGTGCAGGTACAGCCGCCGCAGCGGGTTCCGAAACTAACTTCGGTGTTATGGTTGCGGGTCACGATAGTGCGGTAGCAGTAGCCGACCAGATCGCTAAAGTAGAGACATTCCGTTCTCCTACTACATTTAGTGATATTGTTCGGGGTATGCAACTATATGGCAGAAAAGTTCTTCGCCCAGAGGCGTTGTTCACTGCTAACTATAACCTAGCATAAACTTACTTAGGGGGGCAGGTCAAGTACCTGCCTCTCACTTTATTAAGGTTAACTTATGCCCACTTCTTATATCGATCTTTGTAACCAAACCCTTCGCCGTTTAAATGAGGTGGAGATTGCGGAAGCCGACTTCGGGTCGGTTCGTGGCGTTCAGGCGCTTGTTAAAGACGCCGTTAAAGCGGCAGTAGCTAAGATCAATCAGGCAGAGTTTGGTTGGCCTTTTAATGCTGCGGAAGAAACGGATACTTTGGTTGTAGGACAGACAGAATACGTCTGGCCCCAGTATTTTAAAGTAGCTGATTGGAACAGTTTTCAAATCCAAGCAAACGATAGTTTAGGTGCGGGGTATAAAACCCTTAAAGTCATCGAACAAGATGAATGGTACGCAGATCATCGTGATGCAGACTACACAGCGGGCGTAGCAGGCAGAGACATGCCTGAGTTTGTATTTCCATCCCACGGCAATGGCTATGGCGTAAGCCCTTCTCCAAACAAAGCGTACACTATTAAGTTTCGCTATTTTATGAATTACTCTGACATTACGAATGCAACGGATGTCACCCGAATACCTGAGAGTTATGACACGGTATTAATCGATGGTGCGCTGTACCATCTTTACATGTTTAAAGATAATATGGAGTCTGCCCAAGCCGCTTTCATAGCGTTTGAGAAGGGCATTAAAGATCTCCAGACACTCTACATAAATAATAATGTTTATATCAGAGATACTAGGATCAAATTCTAGATGCCCGATCAGATACAATCCTTAAAAGTAATCTGTAGCGGTGGCCTAAACTCTAACGAAAATCACTTAGATCTTTCGGATAACAGCCCTGGCGCAGCAACACGATTAGTGAATTACGAACCAAGCCTCTTCGGGGGTTATCGTCGTATCGAAGGATATGATGAATTTGATAGTGACTATGGTGAGGTAACTGTAGCAGGTCAAACAACAGGTCAAGGTAAAGTTCTTGGTATTGCCATCTTTAAAGATGATGTAACTAATTCAACTAAGGTGATTGCGGTACGGCAAGACGCTGGTGCAACTACTTATAGCTTCTACTATTATACGGCATATATTGGGTGGCGTAAATTTACCTTAGATCACTCAGTAACCCGCCCCATGACCTTAAACGGTTTGACTGTAACTAAACTACGTCATGCCACATTTAACTTTGGTACAGGTAATCATATTATATTTGTGGACGGGGTAAATCCCGCCATAGTATTTAATGGTGCTAATTGGAAAGAGATTAAATCTTCCCATTCAGGTGGATATCATGCGTCCAATAACACGGCGGGGGGAGATCAAGCCCTTAATGCTCCTGCCCTAGTAGACGTATTTGAAAACCATGTATTCTTATCGGGCCATGAATCTACAAGGGCGGCTGTAGCCCATAGCGCACCTAATGATGCATACACTTGGACAGTTTCGGCTGGCGGCGGTCAGATACCCGCTGGCTTTGATGTTGTTCAGATTAAACCCTTTCGTGATGATCTTTTTGTCTTTGGTAGCAACTCAATTAAAAAGATTAACGTAAACACACAGAATGAATTTTCTCTAAACCAGGTTACGGCAAACGTGGGCTGCGTTGCCCGTGACAGTGTACTGGAAATCGGCGGGGATTTAATGTTCCTAGCGCCAGACGGGTTCAGACCTGTAGCAGGTACAAGCCGTATTGGTGACGTTGAACTTGAGACTGTATCTAAGCCTATTCAGGCTACGCTAGTCGATTTGATTGCAAATGAAGATATGTCTACCTTAAACGGGGTGGTCATTAGATCTAAGTCTCAGATTAGATATTTTATTGGAGACACCTCTAAAGATGCTTCGGACAGCATTGGTATTTTAGGCGGGTTAACAAATAACTCTGGGTCTATTAGTTGGGAATTTAGTGAACTCTTAGGGATCAGAGCATCTTGCTGTACCAGTGGGTATGTTGGAACCACAGAGTTTATTCTCCATGCAGATTATGACGGTAAAGTTTATAAGCAAGAACACGGTACAAGCTTCAATGGCGGCGATATTGTATCCATCTACGCTACTCCGTATTTAGATTTTGGAGAGACAGAGCAGCGCAAAGTAATGCGTAAAATTAATACGTTTATTCGTGGCGAAGGCCCGTTTGAAATGCTTTTGTCCATGACTTACGATTGGGGCGATGGTGCAACACCAACCCCTGCAACTTATTCACAATCATCTACAGGCGCACCTACACGCTACGGCGGTAGGAACATTAAATTTAACGCAACCAACGTACTATATGGCGGCTCATCAAAGCCGATTATGACCAGTGATATTCAGGGATCAGGTTTTGCTGCACAGGCCACCTTTGTGACTGTTGGGCAAACAGAGCCGTTTTCTATCCAAGGAATGGTCTTTGAATTTACTTCGGCAGGGAGAAGATAGCAGATGGCAGGTTACACACGGCAGTCTACTGGGCAGATTATTAACGGGTCACCGATTACTGCACCCCCGCTGAACTCTGAGTTCAACCAAGTAGCGGCTGCATTTAATGCTACTTCAGGCCATTCACATGATGGGTCTACTGGTAATTCCCCTAAAATCAATCTGGCTACTTCTGTGTCTGGTTATCTGCCAGCCGTACACGGCGGTATAGGCGGTAAGAATAAACTAGATGCCACAACTACTCCTGGAGTAACTAACGATAACTCAGAAGGTTATGCGCCAGGTTCTTTGTGGGAGAATACTAATACTGGTCGTATTTACGTTTGTGTAGGAAATAGTACTGGTGCAGCCGTATGGCGGGAACTGGTACAAGTAACTTCTGGTACTGCTATCCTACCCGCAGCCACTGACACCGTAGACTTGGGTAATAATAGTACCCGTTTTCAGGATTTGTTCCTGAGTGGTGGTATATCAGCAACTGGTAACGTAGCCGCTGGTGGTACGCTAAACATCACAGGGGCAACGGCTCTTGGTTCTACTCTGGGTGTAACTGGCAACACGACACTGGTTAACCTAGCAGCCACTGGTACAACCACTATCACATCGATTGACCTGAACTCTGGTGCTATTGATGGCACTACTATTGGTACTACTACACCAGCCGCAGGTACGTTCACCACTCTTAATGCAAATACTAGCCTCGTAGCTGCTACAGCCGACATAAACGGTGGTACAGTTGATGGGGCCACTATTGGTGCATCTACTCCAAGCACAGGCTCATTCACTACTCTAGGTGCTTCTGGAACATCTACCCTAGCAACTGTTGATATCAATGGTGGTAACATCGATGGAACAGTAATCGGGGCTTCTAGTCATACCACTGGTAAGTTTACCACACTACAAACTACAGGCGCAGCTACTCTAGCATCCGCTGACATAAACGGCGGCACAGTAGACGGCGCTACGATTGGTGCTACTACAGCATCAAGTGGTGCGTTCACTACAGTAACCTCTTCTGGTGGGATTACTGGCGCACTAACTGGCAACGTGTCGGGTAATGTCACGGGCAACGTCACAGGCGATGTTACGGGGGATGTCACAGGTGATCTAACTGGTAATGTAACGGCGGGTTCTGGTACTTCGACATTCACTAACGTAACAGTTAACGGCAATCTTAATATGAATGCTGGTACTTCTGCTACTATTACTAATCTAACAGCACCCAGTGCAGACTTAGATGCCGCCACTAAAAAGTATGTAGACGATGAAATATCCACGCTGATTGGTGATGCTGGTGCAGGGCTTAACACCCTTGGTGAACTGGCTGATGCTCTTAATGATGATGATGATTTCAGCACCACAGTAACTAATAGTATTGCTACTAAGCTGCCAAAAGCTGGTGGCACGATGACAGGCGCTATCGCCATGTCTACCAATAAGATTACTGGCGTAGGTGATCCTTCATCGGCCCAAGACGTAGCTACAAAAGTATATACAGACACGCAGCGTGATACCCGTGTAGCCAAAACAGGCGATACGATGTCTGGCGCATTAGCTATGGGTAATAATAAGATCACTGGTCTTGCTACACCTACGGCTACAACAGACGCTAGTACAAAGGCTTATGTTGATGGTATACTAGGTTCAGCTACCTCTGCTTCTACTTCAGCCGCTACAGCTACAACTCAGGCTGGGATTTCTACTACAAAAGCTGGTGAGGCTG